TATCTAATACTTTTGAATCACACAATGCATATAGAGCCGCCTCTTTAGGAATAGATGGATGGTATCAGATAGGTACAGCACCAATAATAGGATGGTGGTACCAACTAACTGCACTTCCAGCAACTACTCATGCTGTATCAGATGTCAATGCTATGTGGTATCCATATGTAACTAATAGTATAAAGATAACTGATCCTCCATATCTAGTTGGTTCAAATAATGAAAACTTCCTAATAGTAAGAGGTCAGTTCCCAATAGAGCTTCCATGTGATATATTAAAAGGAGCACAAGGCGGACAGGTAGCAGGACTATCAAGTGGCATATCTAGTGTTAAGTTAGATATGGTATCTAACCCAATATATCAAACTGGTGATACAGTTACAATAATAACTGGTGGTACTGATGTACAGGATCCAATATTTATTGATGCAACTAACCATACTAGAAAATGTAGATCTGAATTAATACCTGTATTAGGTTATGCTTATGGATACAAATTTGATAATCATCTATCATATACATGGACTTGTACAAGTGAAACATTTGACTGGACACTGACTAGCCCAGAGACATTTAACAATGAATCTAATAACTCTACCTATTCAGGATGGGGCAATCCACCAAGTATAAATACTAATGGTGCACTAACTAGATACACATTATCAGAACCGCAATATGCCCTAGTTGAATCAGCGATAGATAATATCGGAATACCATCAGGCAAATTCTTTAAAGATGATGGCACGTGGGCAACACCTGCAGGCGGTGCAGGTGGTGATGTTAATGGCAATATCACTTTAGACTTCGGAACAGGAACAAACGAGCTAAGTGTTGCAATAACAGGACAATCAAGTATTACAGCAACTAGTTATATAAAATTATGGATATCTTCATCCGACACAACAGTAGATCATACAGCAAATGACCATAAATATGCTAATGCATTTATATCACTATGTGCAGGAAATATAATACCTGGAGTAGGTTTCACATTAGATGCAGTGTCTATAGAAAAAATGTCAGGCACTTTCAAGATAAATTGGTCAATTTAACAAAGGAGAATTACCATGGCGTTAGACGCACAAATAGTAGGTGCAAGTTTAGATACAAATAATAACATCAAAGTAGCTACACCATTAGTAGCTAATCAAGCTGGATATGTCATACTTGCAGGTGAATTAGCAGAACCCACAGATCCTACAGGAAGAATAGTATCTGATATCAGAACATCAGCACAGGGACGTTTATCTGTAGGTACACCTAATATACTTCTCAATGAGATATTTAGCTCTACAGTAACTAATACATCATTGTTCAATACAGCTGTAGCAGGAGCATCTATGGCAGTAGCAGCTACTGCGGCAGGCTTCACATTAAACAGTGGTGCAGTTACAGTAACAGTAGGTAGTGCAATACTAAGGACATATGCATTCTTTCCATTCTATGCTGACCTTTCTACTTTCGCAGTATGGGAAGCTCTATATACACAGGTACCACAAGTTAACTGTACTGTTGAGATGGGATTTGGTCAGGCCGCTTCAACAACAGCACCTACTGACGGTGCATTCTTTAGATTTGATTCAACTGGTGCATTTAAGGCTGTACTGAATAATAACAGTACTGAGCAGATGGTAACTATAGATACAATACCTTCAGCAAATGCTATGCATAAATATAAGATTATGTGTGAAAATGATAGTGTTCTATATTATGTTGATGGAATTTGTGTAGCACGTATACTTTCTGCATCTTCAGCTGGAATGCCGATGTTAGCACAGAATCAACCATGGTATTTACGTATGTATCATGCTACACCAACACCTCCTCTTGCTAGTCAATTGAAGATTGGATATCTATGCATAGGCAACCAAGATGCTAACGGCCTGAACCGTTCAATGGAGCTATGTGCAGCAATATCTGGTAGAATGGGATCACAAATACAACAGGGTGTGGCATCAGGACAAACAGCAAACAATGTCAACGTAACAGCTACTACCAACCCTGCAGGTGCAGCTATGACCAATACTACAGCTGCTCTAGGTACTGGCCTTGGTGGTGTGTTCTCATGTCAACCAACACTAGCACAAGGAATAGATGGTATTCTTTGCTCATATCTCAATCCTGTAGCTACAGCTGTAATACCTGGTAGAACACTCTACATTAAAGGTGTAAAAGTATCAGGCATTGTAACTACTAACCTAACTGGTGGTCCATTAGCATTCGGATACTATCTCGGTTATGGAAACACAGCACTAACACTAGTAGGTACTGATTCTTCTACAGCTAAATTTCCACGTAGAACAGCTATCGGTGTAGAAGGTTGTGCAGCTACTGCAACTGTTGGTACTCTTCTAAGTCCTGTTGGAGGTGCTTATATGGCCTTTACAGCTCCAATAGCAGTAAACCCTGGTGAGTATGTTGAGGTAATTGCACGTAACTTTGGTACTGTAACTTCCGCTGGTGTTGTTACTTTTGTTGTCTCATTTGACGCTTTCTGGGAGTAATTATGTCTAACTATAAACAAATTGATGGTGCTTTTTCTAAGTGGATTCGTAGTGGTCTTGTAGTAATAAAAAATACCTTTGGGATTGGCCCGGAGGTCATTTACGGTGAACAACAGATAACCTCATTTGACTCTGAAGTAACAGTGAACAACCTTAAGGGTATTAGCAAAGGCTTTGACCCTACCTTTGAATTTCCACTTTATGATTCAATTACAGGTGAATTAAAAAGAACTGCAACAGAATTAGAATTCTATGAAATGGGTGCGAGTCATTATTTAGCAACAGCTCAACTAAGAGATGAAAATAGCCCATTAGTAGCTACTGCTGCTTATCCAACATTCCAAGTATAGTTAGGATAATAGATGTTAGGATTTGGACCGATAGCCGTAAGTAGTACTGCTGATCCCAGTAGTGGAAGTCTTGCTAATATAGATTTTGCTGGATATATCTATACTGCTTCTGCTTTAGCTAATGGTAATCTATTATCATCTATCAACTTTGCTGGTAAAACTCCTGGAATTACTCTCGGCCCAGAACTTGTAGTTAATGGTGAATGCAATACTCTGGCTGGATGGAATTTAGCAGGTCAGGTTTATCTTAATGGCCTCAACTCAATAACGCTCGGTGACTGGGACAATGGCGGACAAATATGGCAAAATGTTTTAACTGCAGGCAAGACCTACGCTTATAGCTATTACTGGTCTGGTAATTCTCTGTTTGTTGCTTTTGGCATGAATTATGTGAACCCAGTGTCTCAAGGAACGATCACTGGTTTTGCAACGGCAACGACTGCAATTAGCTTTGCAATAGGGTCTAGCGATTATGCTGACATAAACAACGTATCTGTAAAAGAAGTAATACAGAATACAAAAGTAGCAGGTACATTAGCAACAGCTATTTCGTTATATGGAGCAATATTACCACCAGTAACCTCTTTTGGCCCTGAACTCATTACCAATGGTGATTTTAGCAGCTGGGTTACTAATGTAGAACCTACTGGATGGTTACCAATAACTGGTAACGATCCAGTAGCACAGTATACATTTAATAGCAACTTATGCGCACAATTTTCAAATTCTGAAAACAGTCCTGGCGCCACGGCAATATGCCAGAATATTCTAACACTAGGTAAAACATATAAAGTAGAGTTTGACGTATTAAGTATAGACAATGATGATCTTCTTCAGTATTCATATTTTTATTTAAGTTCTGGTACATCACTCGTAAGAATTGATCTAAATACAACTGGAAAGAAAACAGCATTGTTAACTGCAAAATCTACTTCCTTTGCTATTTCCGTATCATGCACGTATGGTTATGTAAATGTACTTCTTGATAATATATCAGTAAAGCTTGCTCCATTTATACCAGCATTAGCAAACTTAAATAGTAATATAACATTTAATAGTATAACTAATTGTATATCATCAATAAGTGCCAATCTAGCAACACAAGTACGTTTGAATGCAATACTTAATGGTACATCAAGTACATCTGCTAATATCACCACTAATATAACACTCAATGGAAATGCTTATAATCTAACAATAACCAATGCAGCACTTTCAGCATCAATAACTTTAGCAGGAACTATTTCAAATCCATCAACAGCAGATGGTAATTTAGATTCTGCTATTACCTTATTATCAATAATAAATACAGCAACAGCAACTGTACTAGGGTCATTCACATCAGTAGTATCACCTAAATTTGACCCATTACCAATAAGTAAAATAGCTACTGTATCAGCTAAGCTAAGTACAAATATTACTTTTACATGTAGTATAAGATCTGAACCAGTAGATATAAATACAAGAGCAGAAGAAATAGCAACAATAATAGGACCAATGTTACAGGAACTAAAAGATAAATTAGATAAAATAAACGCTATACATGATATAATGGGACTTAATAGTAACTATCATTTAGTTGTAAATAATACAACAAGAGCTAGTGGTACAACATCACAAAATATTGATTATAATCAATCTACCAAAACAACTACTGTATTGAGAGTTTAATATGGCACTAACACAATCAGAGATGATAGAACTTTCTATAAAGGTAGCTGTTAATGTGGATACACAAATGACAGATATCTATAATAATATACTTAAACTTAATGAGGTATATGATTTAATGGGCCTTGACCCTACAAAACCATTAGTAGTGACCCAAACATCTAGAACTACTGGGACAATAACACAGTCCATAGAGGTAGATAATGATACTAAAACATCGACCATAACTAGACTATAATGACCACGTTAAATACACTACAGATAGCCACACATGGTCTTGGTGATGCTAATAGTACCGATATTTGGAAAGTAGCATTCCCAGAGATTAACTTTTATGAGTTATTCCCACTAGCTGATGTAGTTAAATTAATCCAACCAGATTCTGTAGAGTTCACAGAAGATGTTGGTTTAATAACAATAAAATTACAATCTCAGTTAATATCAGTAAGAGACGAGCAAGGTGGCGGAGGTGGAGGTGGTTCTACCACCACAAGAAAACGTAGAGATGACCAAGACGATTACCAGTGGAGAAACATCACACGCGTCAGATGCTTCTCAATACGTTCACAAGAGCACGTAAACTCAGCATCAATACAAGAAGTAGCATTAACACATTCAATAGCTTCAGCATTCAAATTAGGCTCTCCAACAGTACAAATGGGTGTTGGTGATGATGAAGACATAATAATCATGATGTTATTAGCAGCTTAGGACAATATATGCCAACAACAGTTATAACAATAAAAGCTAGTGAGTTAATATATCCAGAAAGCGTAATATTAACAACACCACAAGAGACCAAGTAATGGTAATTAATAAAGACTCATTAATGATGTATGAGCAGTTTAATATCTCTATACCTGAATCCACACTCATAAAATTAGAGGATGGTATTAGGAATAATAAGGAGATGTTACTAACAATAGCTGCTTCTCATTATGGATTTAGAAATAGAAACTGGACTGTATATCGTCATGATACTGTTAAACATGATATCCAGAGCTTTGTATCTCCTAAGCCAAAGCCAATTATACAACAACACAGACCAAAGACCTCAGATGTATTTGGACATATAATAGCAGCAGACTACCATCTAACAGACTATTACGAAACAATAGCTAAGAAATATAAAGTAGAAGACTTAACAACAGATCAATATATAGCTCTAATAAAAGATGTAATACTACCAATACAAAGGCAGAATCCTAACTTTGATGGATTAGCTTATTTAGAATTAGTAGGGAAACTAACAAATAGAGATGGTATTAAGAGAGTATTAGATGGTGAGTTTTTAAGAGTATCTATTGGTGCTGCTCCAACTAACCTTATATGTTCTGAATGTGGAGCTAACCAAGTTAAGAAAATATGTAAGCATTTTGGTACAAAGAACAATGATACATTCATGCTTGCTGAATCACTCAACTACAAAGAGCTATCTTTTGTAGATAAACCAGCAGATCCTTTTGGTAGGATAACATACGTTCATGATGGTATATCTGATAGTATGGATTTTGATTATGAAGATATAACAGCAACAAGTGCAGTCATAGACGCAATACCTTTAAGAGATTTCTTTGAAATGACTGATAAGAATATTGTGTGCGTTGATAATATATGTACAATAATAAATAGAGAGGAAGAGAATATGAAAAGAACCGTATCATACAGTGACGAATTCGGAACTGCTAAAGTAACCACACTTTTAGCAACAAAGAATTCAGAGCTAACAATCACAGATCAAGACCATTCCAACATTCCTGATCGTTCTTTCGCAATAGTGCAAAAAGACGCAGAAGGAGTAAAACGTAGGTTCCCACTAACAGACGAAGTAAACGTACATTTAGCAATGGGACTTCTATGTGATGCAGAAGACCTTTCCCCAACAGAGTTAGAAAAAGCAACATCATCTATTGAGAAAGCAGCTAAGAAGTTAGGTCTTGACTTTGAGCTCAAACTTAAGGATGAAGAAGTAGCAGAGGTAGTTGCTGATGAAGTAGTAGCTGATGTTACAGACCAAGAAGTAGAGGTAGATGAAGTAACTGAATTGTGTACTAAGTTAGTAGACCATATTAAAACCTATATCGCTGATAATGTAGATGAAGATGGTACACTAAAAGATGAAGATGCTAAGATCTCACCTATGTCTGTATTGTTCTCTATTATGGCTTCTTTTGCCAGTGAAGTACGTTATGCTGGTAATATGTTAGAAAGTTCTATTAGCTCATACTTACAACAGTTAGGTAAAGAAGCAGTAGCAACATCAACTAAGGATGCATTAGAGCAAGAAGCACAATCAACTAAAGATTCATTAACAGACCTAGAAGAAGAGATTCAACTTCTATCAGATCAAAACATGGAGCTTAATAAACAATTACGTGACCACTTCGTTACAGAAATATTAACCCACAAGACAGCTTTAGGTATCTTAGCAGATGGTGAAACATCAATAAATACTACTTATTCCAAACTAGGATATGAGTCTTTAAAAGTTATTTTGAATGATTTTAGGAATATGCGTATCAAAATTTCAGATAGTACAGTTAATAACAGTTTAAATATAACAACAATCAATGACCCCACACAGATTGCAGATTCTGTAGATGGCTCTGATGATACTGATTTGAATAGCCCACAGATCATTGCTCCTCAGAAAGTAACAGCACAAGATGCAATCGATATTATAAATAGTCTTAAAGCACGACATGGACTGTAACAGTTCATACAAATTTTGGAGGTAATAAATAATGGCTACAATCGCTGGTGGAAGAAATTATATGGCAAATCATGTGGTCGCACCCCAGATTATACAGGGTACACCAAACTATAACGTAGAAGTTGCAGAGGGTCAAGTACCTCCTGGAGAATTCTACCCTGCTGGTTACTTGCCAGTAACACAGTCGGAAAATCGTATTGCTGGATCAGGTTTTGTTCTTATGCCTGGTAAAGTAGTTTGTCTGGACGCCAATGGCCGTCTTGTCCCTGCAGGTCTCGCTGCAGAAGTAAAAAAAGCTCGTGGTGTTTCTGGCTATGGAACAGTTGGAACAGCAACAACTTATGACAAGTTATGTGTGGAAAATCAAGTTATCAATGCTAGAGGAAATTTTGTAGTTGATACAGACAACTTCGTCACATCTAACCTTTTTTCTACAACTAACTCTGCATTTAACTTTACTCAGCCAGTTGGTGTTATGCGCTATTCAGCACTGAAGTCTCCTGGTTATGATGTAATCAACCCTGCTAGTTGGGATACACAACAGTTGGCAGATCCATCTAACCCTGCAACTTGGGTACAACACTCATACAACACTGGTGGAGCACGTGCATTCTCTCGTTGGTGCTACATTCAGGTTCCTGTTGTTGAAACACAATCACGGTCAGAGAATATCCCTTCAGCGGCTAAAGACTATCGTATTCTTCTGTACCCTAATGGTTCTCTATCATTCAGTGGTGGTAATGGATTCAATCCATCCCTTAAAGCATTACCACAGATGATGACATCTTCTGCTGCTACTGGTGGAATTGCTGATCAGTACTGCATGGTTGGTCGTACATTACTATTCAATGGTATTACACCTTCTGGAGTATCCGTTTCCTATACACCAATTGTGAAAACACCATTCTGCTCTTTAGTACAAGGTGTAACATCCGTACCTCAGTTGCTTATTGGTCAGGCAGTTACTTATGATGTTAACTCTAACTTTGTTCTTAAGTCCAGTGCTGCTTCTGCACAGCTTGCTCAGCATCTTGTTGGACAGATTCTTGATGTTAAAGCTGGACAGAATGATGACCTCAAGCTTGTTCGTTCTTACTATCGTGACTTTGGTCTATGGCAAGAGCAACCAGGTTCTGCTACTGATGGACGTAATACTCAGTTAAGTATTGTCAACGCTCCTAAGTACATTGCACGTATCGCAGTTAACTTTGAAACAATCTACACACAGAACTCTGGTCTGTAATCAATAAATAATAAGTTGGAGGATAAACACACTATGTTAAGTTTAGAAAAAATATTCGTAGCTCTTGCTGCTAAAAATGGTCTGATCACAGACAGCGCACAGGAGACAATTGCACTGAAAGACGTGCTCAACAACGGAGACCTTTCTCGTCTTGTCCCCGTTGCTATCTCTGAAGTTGTACGTGAGGCTGCTGAGCCATTGCTTATTTGTAATCAGCTGTTTACACATATCAACCAGAAAAATGGAATCTATATTCAAATGCCAGCAGTTGGTGCAATGAACTCTGTTGAAGAAGTTGCTCCTGGCCAAGAATATGGAACTGAAGAAATCACAATGGGTGGAGGATCCACTATCCGTGTTGACATTCGTAAATACGGTATCAAGCTCTCCCTCACAGAAGAAATGATTGAGCAGTCCCAATGGGATGTTATTGGTCAGTGGTTGAAAGCAGCTGGTAAGGCATTTGCACGTAAGAAAAACCGCATCTCCTTCAACCTGTTTGATACACAGGCACTCACAATCGTTGATAATGCTGAGCCAACTAAATCCGTACTTGGTCGTAGACTTTCTGGTATGGGACCAAATCTTAGTGGTACTGGCTTTGTAGCTAATAACACATTCACTGCAGAAGACTTCTTTGATATCTATGCAGCTATGCTCAATGAAGGTTTTGCTCCTAACGCAATCGTTATCCACCCAATGACATGGGCTCTCTGGATGAAAGATCCAGTACTTCGTGTCTTTGCATGGCAGAATGGTTCTGGACCAATGTTCAATGCTTACGACCTTCAAGGCGTAAAGCGTGATGAGTTCTTCAATGGCCTTGGTATCTCCAAAGGTGGAGCACGACCTGGTGAGAATATTCCTCCTGACTTCAAAGGTAAGCCAGTCCTGCCGCCATATCTGAATGTACCATTTCAGGTTATCGTCAGCCCACAGGTTTACTTCAATCCAGTCTCAAAACTCTGTAATATGTACTTCATTGATACAGAGAATGCTGGTGCTATCGTACAGGGTGAGCCAATTAATCACTATCAATGGA